TCTCCAAGTGATGCAACACTATATTTTACAACAAGTGGTAAATCATTTTCCAAATACATTTCAATATTATTACATAAATTTGTACATTTAATAAAATAACCTAAATTTTTAAGTGAAAATTCACCTTGTATAACAGTTGAATCTTCATTTTTCTTAATAAATTCTGTTATTCCATCACTTTCGCATCTGCGAATTTTGCAACTTGCAAAAGGTCCATTACATGAAAAAATTAATTCATTACCTATAGATTTGATTTCAAGTCTTTCCGATATATTACTAAGATCGCGAATTATTTTTTGAAAATCACATGATGGGAGATTAATAACAGATGAAAATTTAACTGAAGGCATATCTAATTCTTCTTCGTCAGGTTCAATCAACTTTAATTTTTGAATTTTTGATTGTTTAATATCACCATTTTCAAACTTTAATCCAAGATGTTCGACAATCCCGTCACAGTAATCTTCCTCTTCAATGTAAATTGTTAACGTATCGTCATTATCTATAGAATTAATTAGTTTAAAAAGATGAAACATATTTACACCAATAATAATTTTAGGATATTTACAATAAAAATGTTCAAATTTAAATGCATCTAAAAAAAGATGGGCTAATATAGTATGTGATTTGTCCATGTTAATAATTCTAATTCCTGCAGGAGATACTTTACCATTTTTATCTGTTAACTCCTGTGAAAAAACTATATTTGTTTCTAATAATATATCTTTTAATGCGGTCATTAATGTTCTCATTGGTGAAATTTGTACAGTTTTCATTTCCAAAACATAATTATTATTCATATAACTATTAATGTTGTTAAAATCTTTAAATACTTATGGGGGAAAAAAAAGAATATAAACGAACTATTTATAATTATATATATAATGTTATGTTGCTTATCTCATAGAACACAAGTAAGAGATGAAGAAAATATAAATAATAATAATAATATAATAGAAAAAATAGAAAAAATAGAAAAAATAAAAAAAATAAAAAAAATAAAAAAAGAATTATTTAAAACCCGAAAAAATAATCATATCGGGTTTGGTATAAGTTCAAATGTATTTAAAGTAAAATTAAAAGATAATTATATAACGTGTAAAATAATAAAAGAAGGATGGAGTGGCAAAATAAAAGATGAGATAAAAATACTTAAAATAATATCTACTCTAAATAATGAAAAATTTCCTAAATTTATTTGTTCATTTAAACAAAATTTAAATACTGTAATTTGTTATGATTATATTCAAGGATATGATTTATTTACTTATATAAGTGAACCTGGTAAAATAGGTATATTTTATAACAATGAAGGTTTAATTATAGAAACTATACTACAAATCTTGGATGGTTTAAAAAATTTATTAACTTTAAATATTGTTCATTTAGATATAAAACCTGAAAATATTATTATTCAATCTATAAATCCAGTTAAAATTAATATTATTGATCTTAATTTTTGTAAAAATTATAAAGATAAAAATATAGATAATGCTATTGGGACTTTTGGTTATATTTCTCCAGAAGTGTTATTTTATAAAAAAATTTATCATAACACAGATATTTGGTCAATAGGAATTATAATATTTTTACTTTACACAAATTGCTTTATATTTGATATTGCAGACGATAAATATACAACAAATATTTCTACACCAAATAAAGGGTTATTTATGTTAAAGAAATATTTAAACGATCTTCCTAAAAATATAAAAATTATTGTGAAAAGATGTTTAGTGTATAATACAAACAACAGAATATCTGTTGTTGGTCTTATAAGTTTAATTAACAATCTATATAATTAATAATGTTTTAATTTAACATTTCTTGTATTTCCCTTTTTTTTTACCGGTTTTATGTCTGCATCTTTTTTTCATCTTACGTGTTCTTTGTCTTTTTCTTGTTTTTCTAGTATTACTGCCATTAATTTTAACGGCACCAAATTTACCTTTTTTAGTAGTGTAACCGGCGCGTCTCAACTGTGCTAAAAGTTTTCCTTTTTTAGAACTTTTAATTTTAGATACAATTCTACCGTTTTTATTGTATTTTAAATGCGTCTTAGTAAGAGCATCTCCTTTAGGCTTGACGGCACCATATGTTGTTTTGTAAGCAGTTCCGTTCATAACTTGTGCACGAGAACCTACAAGCATATGGAAACTTCTTCCATTCATGTTGTATTTGCCATTAGAGCCTCTTTTACTTTTTCTAGTTCTTCTAACCATTATAAATTATATTGAGAAAATATATTTTACGAATAGAAAATATATTTTAACTTTTACTAAATATTTAAAAATTTTTATAGCAATAAAAGATTTTATAGTAATATATTAATAAATGTGGGAAAATCGTGAAAAAATAGATATTTTGAGAGAAGAAACGCAGGATTTACAAAGATTACTAAAAGAATCGTATATAAGATTAGAAATTGAATATCAAAAAAAAGGTGGACAAACGTGGTTGCAATATATTTGGTATTTTTTTGGTTATATTGTTTAAGTAAAATTTTAATAAATAAAAAAATTATATTTTGTTAAATATATATGACTACTTTATTTCCCCCCGCTGGACCATGGGTATATGACTCTACATTACCTAAGCCTACATCTGGAACAAATACGGTTAAAAATATTATAGAATTTTCTAGTAATGACATTACTACGAATGTAAATACAAAAACAGCATTAGAAACATTATATACATTATTGGTACAGTATAATATAATAGATACATTGGACGATATTAGTAATAAATATACAGTTCTTGCTCCAAATAGTAATGCTTTTTCAACATATAATTCTACATTTTCCGGATTGACGGACTCGCGAAAAATAGATTTTTTAAAATCTCATGTGGTTTTAGGAAATTATACATTATCTGATATAGATAGGTTTGCTTCGTCTAATACAGAAGTTTCAACTTTGTCTGGGGCAAGACTGAAATTTCATAAAGATTCAAGTAATAGTTTATATGTTCTTGCTAGAGATAATATATCTAAAATAATTAATGCCGATTTTTTGGCAACAAACGGAGTTATTCATCACTTACAAAGTATATTAGAAGTTCTTGATCCAGTTACTGTTTCTACAAGTAAAGGAGTTGTATTTGCACAACTTAAGGTTAATACTGAAAGTATTACAGAATCTAATTCTCATAAAGTTGAACTCTTTGAATATAGTGGAAGTACAACCCAACTTTCTCAGTATTATGGCATTACTGGTGATAATATGAGAGAATTATTTTATAAATATAACAAAGAATTTGGTATGCCAATATTACAAACGGCATTATCTATATTATCTAATAATAAACATTTAATAAAAGGATGGAGATATGCGTCTGGCGTGGGTCAAACGGTAGAAAATCATGGTTATAATCTAATGAGAGAAGTTATTAATTTATGGGAACAAGATGTTGGTTTAACAAGTGATAAATGGTCACAAAGTTCATATATAGATATTACTCGTGAGTTAATGATAGCAGATAAATGGACTGAACTAAATAATTGTAATATTAATAACGCCCTTTCATATGAACAACTTCTTGAAAGTATAAACCAACATTTAGAATATTATAGTATACCTCAATCCAAGTTGAAAAAGGATAATAAATTAATTTTATCTATTTTAATTTCAAATGGTAATGCAAATACTAAACCTGTTGAATTATTACTTCACTTTATAATTACTCAGGATGAAATATAATTATAAAAATAATTTTTTACATAAATATTTTTTTTACATTCTCATTATTTTTATGTTATTTAATTTATTTAAACTAAATAACAAAAATTGAAAATATTTAAAGAAGAAATACAACAATATCTTTATTATGTCTATGACATCGTCCCAAAAGTTAGCCGAAACCTATCAACAGAAAACCGATATAGAGCATATTCTAGATGCTCCAGATACATATATTGGTCCTATTGATAGCGATACTATAAAATATTGGACATTAAACGAAAATAATGAAATAACATATCAAGATTATGATTTTATAGGTGGGTTGTATAAACTATTTGACGAAGGTATTGTAAATTGTAGAGATCACGTTATTAGACTTCAACAAAAAAAGAAAAACAAGGAAAAACATATTGTTCCAGTAACTGAAATTAGTATTGAAGTAAATAAAAAAACAGGAGTTATTACAATGTATAATGATGGTAATGGAATTGATGTAGCCAAACATCCTGAAAATGATTTGTGGATTCCAGAAATGATTTTTGGTCATTTAAGAACATCCACCAATTATAATAAAGAAGAAAAGAAAATTGTTGGTGGAAAGAATGGTTTTGGATTTAAACTTGTATTGATTTATTCAAAATGGGGTAAAATAGAAACTGTTGATCATGTCCGCAAAAAAAAGTATAAACAAACTTTTCGTGATAATCTTACAAGTATTGAACCGCCAAAAATTAGAAAAACACAGTCTGGACCATATACTAAGGTTGAATTTCTACCAGATTATGAAAGATTTGGTATTAAAGGTTTGACAGATGATATGTTTAATCTTTTTAAGAAAAGAACATATGATATTGGAATTGTTACTGATAATCGCGTGAAGGTTAAGTTTAATGGTAAACTAGTTCACAATAAAAATTTTGAACAGTATATTGATTCATATATCGGACCTAAATCTGAAACAAAACGTGTATATGAGAAACCTAATGATAGGTGGGAGGTTGTTGCTTGTGTAAGTCCATTAGATGAATTCACACAAGTTTCCTTTGTAAATGGTATTAATACTATTAAGGGGGGAAAACATGTTGAGTATCTTTTAAATCAAATTGTGCGAAAATTGTCTACATATATTGAAAAGAAAAAGAAAATTAAGGTTAAACCTACTACAATTAAGGAGCAAATTATGCTTTTTGTAAATTGTATTATTGAAAATCCTAGTTTTGATAGTCAGACAAAGGAATCATTGAATACGCCACAATCAAAATTTGGTTCTAAGTGTCAAGTTAGTGATAAATTTATTGATAAACTTGCAAAAATGGGTATTATGGATGCGGCTATTAGTTTGACAGAAATTAAAGATAGTAAACTTGCTAAGAAAACAGACGGTAGAAAAACTCGAAATATTCGAGGAATTCCTAAGTATATGGGAGCAAATTTTGCAGGAAGCACAAAATCATACCAGTGCACTCTTATTTTGTGTGAGGGAGATTCAGCGAAAGCAGGAATTGTATCGGGTTTGAGTAAAGAAGACAGAAATACTTATGGTGTATTTCCATTGAAGGGTAAGTTATTGAATACTCTTAATGAAAATCAAAATAGAATCAATCAAAATGCTGAAATTGTAAATATTAAAAAGATTGTTGGGTTGATTTCAAATAAAAGTTATGATGGTATAACTGCAAAGAAATCATTGAGATATGGGAGAATTTTGTTTATGACAGATCAGGATTTGGATGGTAGTCATATTAAGGGATTGGGAATTAATATGTTTCATTCACAATGGAAAGATTTAGTAAAGATTCCAAACTTTTTGGGATTTATGAATACTCCAATCTTGAAAGCAACAAAAGGAAAAAAAGTAAAATCATTTTATAATGATAGTGATTATGAAAAATGGAAAAAGAAAAATAATGGAGGAAAAGGGTGGAGGGTTAAATATTATAAGGGTTTAGGTACAAGTACTGCTAAAGAATTTAAAGAATATTTTGCACAGAAGAAGGTAGTATGGTTTAATTATAACGAGGATAAAAGTGATAATGCTATTGATAAGGTATTTAATAAAACCCGTGCAGATGACCGAAAATTATGGCTGGGAAATTATGATAGACATGCAACTCTATGTCCAGATAATGATAAAATTTATTATGAGGATTTTATTGACCGTGAAATGATTCATTTTTCGAAATATGATTGTGAAAGGAGTATTCCGTCTATGGTAGATGGATTTAAAACAAGTCTACGAAAAATTCTATTTTGTGCTTTTAAAAAGCCATTGAAAACAGAAATTAAAGTGGCACAGTTTGCCGGAT